ATCCGCACGTTCATTTAATTCCTCGACGCAAAGGCGATATGGAAGATCCCACGGGTGGTGTTCGCCATGTAATTCCAGAAAGAGGCAACTATAAAAAATGGTAACTGTGCATGTACCGTGGAGTCCTAAGGCAGGTAGTATTCCTATTTGGGACGAAATCACTATATCAGTCATAGAACGATTTGGTCTACCTGGGGACAAGTATACCACAGAGCTAACAGATACCTATATGAATTTTGTCTTTAATGATGATCATCAGGGCCTGTTGTGTCAGTTATTAGTTAGTGACTACGTATGAAAAATATATTAATAATCATCGTAGCGTTTATAGCAGTATTTTTGATTGCTATCAACAATTGGGGAGAACCATCTGGCAGATACTATAACTGTAGAGATATAGATTTTCTTCCTGATGTACCTCCTCAAGTTAGAGTAGAATGTAGAAAAATGATCAAAGAAAAGCTGGATGAAGAACGCAGAAGAAATCACGATAAGTCAGGATATATAACTTGAAATCTTGGACTATAACAGTTAGCGAAGATGGTATTTTACCATTACCGCAGGACTTATTGGACGAAGCTGGCTGGAAAGAAGGCGATTGTTTAAATTGGGTTGATAACAACGACGGGTCTTGGAGTATTGTCAAAGAGGACTTGACAAATTTCATACATAAAGGTATAATAAAACATGACAACTAATCCTAAAGGCTCATGGCCATTTGCTCCTAGCGATGCTCCAGAACCAACTAAAGAAGAACTAGAAGCACAGCATCTAGCAGAACAACAACGTCTAATTGAAGTTCTAAAGTTCACACCACGCACATACAAAATTAGTATGTGGGGGTATGGCGGCGAAAAGGTTATGGGCACAGTAGACAAAAAGATTTGGGACTACTGTAATGATAACCAAGTTGACTTATCTGAAATTGCTTGGGGCGATGAAGATACCGTTGAAGACATGGGTTTAGATTTAGACATGCTTCCGTTTCCTCCAGGCTCGTGGTACGAGTGCGATGACATGGGTCATATTAATGGAGTTAGTCGCGATGCCGGCACTATTCAAATTGAAGATGAGAATGGCAACACAGTATTGGAACGCTCTCTAGATAGTGTCGACGGAACAGATATTGGATTAAGTTGCAGTGACGAAGTGTGGGCAGGATCGAAGCCCAAAGGCACCGTGGTGTTTATTGGATCAAGCAACGAAAAAGGCACATTCTTTGAAGGTGAAATCGAACTCCGTGCACCGTTTGATATTGAGAAATTAGAATTAAACTACGATGAGTTCGATGGAGAAGATATTATTACCAGCGTGACCTACGACGGTGAAGACATTGACAACTGGGGTGGTAGCACAGACGGCAAAAGTTCTGACATGAACATGGTCTTGATTACCGACGATCAAGGAAATTGGGAACGCTATTCTCCAGAAGAAAAAGATTGGGGTCATCCTCCAATAGGAACAAGTCCAAGTGACTGGGAGAAGTCTCCCAAGTTCAAGTTTGCAAAAGTTAAACCTACCGTAGAAGGTTGGTATAGCTGTGTTTGGAAAAATTATGGAACAACGTATGGCACAGCATATTGGAATGGTTCAGAGTTTGGTGAATGGGAACACGGCAAGTTTAACCCAATCTCCGGAGTAGAAACTTGGAGTGGCTACAATTGGGACACAAGCTCGTGGGTTAATCAACCGCCAGAACCAGTAGATGCTATCTGTGATAACAAAGAATGCGGCTGGGTAGGTATGCGTAGCGATATGCGTGAAGATGATGATTACAATAGTCACTGCCCAGAATGTGATGGCACAGAGTTTTCGTGGATTGATTATGATCCTGATACCAAAGAAGGTCGTGCTAATCGTAAAAAGTATTGCAAAGAATGGGATCCAGAAGTGTCAATGGACAGAATTATCAAAGCATTTCCTATTGAAAAGAGTGTATAATAAAATATGAGTAAAATTAAAATCGCAGAGCTGTTTTACAGCATTCAAGGTGAAGGACGCTATATGGGCGTTCCTAGTGTGTTCTTACGTACATTTGGTTGTAACTTTAAATGTGCTGGCTTTGGTATGCCACGTGGCGAAGTTAGCCATGAAGCAACAGACATTGCTGCTACGCACACTATGATAGAATCTTTTATGAGCTACGATGAACTACCACTTGTTAGTACAGGGTGCGACTCGTATGCATCGTGGATGCCAGAGTTTAAAGATCTTAGTCCAATGCTAGAGTCCAATGCCATTGCAGATCGTATTATGGAAATCTTACCTTACAAGCGTTGGGAAGACGAACATCTGGTAATTACAGGCGGAGAGCCTTTGCTAGGATGGCAACGTGCTTATCCGGACTTGTTGAATCATTCTAAAATGTCGGGCTTGAAAGAGATTACATTTGAAACAAATGGCACTCAACGGCTCACTCCTGAGTTTAAAAAATATCTGTTAGAGTGGGCACAGAATCCTCCCTTCATTAGCAGAGAAATTACATTCTCAGTAAGTGCTAAACTCAGCTGTTCAGGAGAAGAAAGGTCAGAAGCCATACTGCCTAACGTGGTGTGTGAATATCAAGAAGTCGGTACTACCTATCTCAAATTTGTAATAGCTACAGAAGAAGATGCTGAAGAAGCATTAGAAACCTTGGACATATATCGTGCAGAAGGATTCACTGGACATTGTTATCTCATGCCCGTGGGCGGTGTTGAGTCAGTGTACACGCTAAATAATCGCCGTGTAGCAGAATTAGCAATGAAACACGGACTCAGGTACAGTGATAGATTACAGGTACCTCTGTTTAAAAATGAATGGGGAACTTAATGAATAAATGGATTGAAAAATTATTTGGTATTGACAAGATCAGAGCAGAAGCAGAACGATCTGCAGTCATCGCAGCAGAAGCAGCTAACACAGCCAAAGCAGCCACTGAAGCTGCTGAACGTGCTGTAGAAGCAGAGGCACAGGCCAAACTATCACCAAAAGAACGTGCAACACGCAAAAAAGAACCTTGGGTAGGTGTAATCGAAACGCATGTCAATAAAGATAATGTGCGTAATGGCTTTTTTGAGCTTGACTGGAACGACCTTTTTGTGTTAAAATTAAAGCAAGAGGGATACGGTGAGGACGGAGACAAGGACGAAGAAATCATAGATCGTTGGTTCCGTGAACTGTGTGCCAATGTAGTAGTCGATGGTGATTTTGGCGGTCCTGTTAACACAGGCGTTATTGATATTAAAACAGTGAAGAAAGACAATCTATGACATATATCTTAGTTGATACAGCAAACACATTCTTTCGTGCTCGTCACGTTATCAACGGTGACGCTGATATCAAACTGGGCATGGCTTTTCATATCACTCTAAACAGCATTCGCAAAGCATGGCAGCAGTTCGAAGGCAGTCATGTTATATTCTGTTTAGAGGGGCGTAGCTGGCGTAAAGATTACTATACTCCTTACAAGGCGCAACGTGCTGCTCAACGTGCTGCACACACAGAAAAAGAAGCAGATGAAGAAAAAATCTTCTGGGAAGCATTTGACACATTCAAAGATTTTATCACAGACAAGACCAACTGCACAGTACTGCAAAATCCTCGCCTTGAAGCAGACGATCTTATTGCTGGGTGGATTCAAAGTCATCCGAATGACAAACACGTGATTATCAGCACAGACACAGACTTTGTGCAATTAATTGCACCTAATGTCACACAGTACAACGGTGTGATGGAAACCACTATCACACACAAAGGAATCTTTGATGACAAAGGCAAGCCAGTCATTGACAAGAAAACACAAGAACCTAAGCCAGCGCCTAACCCAGAATGGCTGTTGTTCGAAAAATGCATGCGTGGTGATACCAGTGATAATGTCTTCTCAGCGTATCCGGGTGTACGTACTAAAGGCACAAGCAAAAAAGTGGGTCTTACTGAAGCGTTCGAAGATCGTAACAGCAAAGGATATGCGTGGAACAATCTCATGCTTCAGAGATGGTCTGACCACAACGGCATAGAACATCGTGTGTTAGAAGATTATGAACGCAATCGTCGACTTATCGATCTAACTCATCAACCAGATGACATCAAAGAGATAATTGTAAACACCATCACCACTGCTACTGCTGAACAAAAGAATGTCAGTCAAGTTGGTATAAGATTAATCAAGTTCTGTAATCTATGGGATTTGAAAAAGATTGCTGATCAGGCACAGAGTTATGCAGAACCACTTAACGCGAGATACGCTAATGAAACTCAATCCTTGTCAGTATGAAGACACCTGTGAAATTAAAACAGACACATGTTGGGAGAACACAATGACAGACATACATGCTAAACCGATCATAGCAAATAAATTTTGGATCGTGGAATCCAATGGCGAGAAGATTGCTACTCTGAGAAAGGACGATGACAATAGATTTTTCATGAGCGATGAGACTGGAGTGACTATTTACGA